GACCAAAGGGAGAGCCCGGGGAACAAGGAGAGATCGGCCCGAAAGGCGATACAGGCCCCGCCGGTCCGCAGGGCGAGCAGGGTCCTAAAGGCGATAAGGGAGAGCCTGGGGAGACAGGTCCAAAAGGAGATGTGGGCCCAGAGGGGCCGCGAGGCCAGCAAGGCATCCAGGGCCCTCCCGGTGAGAAGGGAGACACTGGCGACCAGGGTCCGAAGGGAGATCAAGGAGAGCGAGGACCTGAAGGGCCTGCTGGAGCTCAGGGGCCCATTGGTCCGGAAGGTCCCAGAGGGGAACAGGGACCACAAGGGGAGCCCGGTCCGAAAGCAGAGCCGTTTTCGGTGACCCTTACGGGATCTGGATGGGCCGAAAACGAGCAAACGGTGAGCCACGATAAGATTTTAACGGGCGCCTATTCCTACATCGTATGTCCAGCTGAAGAATCATATATGGCTTATGCCACAGCTATTGTGAGGGCAAAGGATGTGGGCACAAACGGACAAATGACCTTTGTGTGTACGGAGACACCCGAATCGGACCTTGTGGTAAATATCCTTAGAGTGGAGGCGCAAGATGGTATTTAACATGGTGGGCGGCGCAGGAGGCGGCATCAAGCTGAAGAGCATTGCAATCACCACACCGCCTGACAATATCACATATCTCCCCGGAGAGGTCTTTGACCCTGCGGGGATGGTGGTCACGGCATCGTATTCCAATGGGGCCACCCTGACGGCCACCGGCTGGACCTACTCTCCCAGCGGAGCACTGCCGGAGGGGACGAGTGAGGTGGAGATCATCTACACCGAGGCCGGGGTAACAAAGACCGCCGTGCAGGCCATCACTGTGGAGCGTGGGACCATCTCTGTGCCCACGGTATTCGGGAGCCTTACATACAATGGACAAGCCCAGAGCCCCACCCTGACGGGATATGACGCAGGCAAGATGACCCTTTCCGGCGACACATCCGCCACAAACGCCGGGAGTTATACAGCGGTGGTCACGCCCACAGCGCAGTACAAGTGGTCGGACGGGAGCACGGAGGCGAAGGATATCCAGTGGTCTATTGCTAAGGCCACCCCCAGCATCACGTTTGACCCGGCATCTGTGAGCCTGGATACCTCCACCACATCTCAGGCGGTGGCTGTCACCTACACGGGGGACGGCACTCTGTCCGCACAGTCTGATAACTCCGGCGTAGCTACAGCATCCCTGGAGGGGACCACCCTGACAGTAACAGGCGTGGAGACGGGCAACACGGCCATCCAGGTATCGGCCAGCGAGGGGACAAACTACACGGCGGCCAGTGCCTCTCTGAGCGTGGCGGTGCAGTTTGCGATTATCATTCCGGTAGTGCCGAGCCAAAAGGGTACGCTTACTTATAATGGCGAAGCACAAAGGGCAGAATGGAACGACCTTAACTCAGAAGAACTTATTTTGGTTGGGGCATCATACCAAACAAACGCCGGGACTTATACTATGGGATTTCAACCGAATCCCGGCTACCAGTGGTGGGATGGGACTACGGAGACGAAAAACGCGACGTGGACGATTGGGAGGGCACCTCTTGTAGTTTCATTTTCTCCAAGGTCAGGTCCAGGTTCCCCGCTTGTATTAGGAGCAAACAATAAAACGGCTGTTGTATCGGTGCAGACTAACGCTGAATCAACAACATTTTTTATCGAGTCGCAGCAAAGCAAAGAGTACATAAGTACAAATGTTGATGTTGATTCTGGCACCATTACGATAAGTGCGCTTAAAAGCACCAATGGATTAGCAGCGAATTCCACAGTATTTTATGTCCATATTAGCGCAGGAAGCAATTACACCAGCTCCACCCCAGGATATTATGTCCGTGTCGAATCCCTTACCTCCGTCTTCGGCGTCTCCTGGGACAGCTCCCAACCATCCACCGCCCTGACCCGTCTGACCAAAGCCAACGATCCCAACAAGCTGGTCACTGTGGACATCACAACCGAGCCAGTACCCGCAGTTGGGACAGGCTCAGGCTCCTCACCATTCGACAGCTATATGCCGTGGATGGGGATGGAGGAGTACTGTGCATCCCTTGTTGGTTCTGCTCCACCAAGAGAAGTTTCTGCTTTATACAAAAAAGGTGAAGATGGATTTGAACGGACTAATCCCAATAAGCCTGTATTTGTTAAAATACCGGAATTCTACTACAAAATCGAAAAGAGCGGCAATATATTCCGATATTACATCGCAGACGGGCCGGCAAGTGGATTTTCACTTCACCCTGGAAGCGGTTGCTACGTAGCAAGATACGAGATCAGTAATAATAATGTTAACGGAACCAATACGTTTACAAGTTATTCTGGAAACTTTATTACAACTTCGACTACAAGATCCGGATTTCGCAATACAGCAAAAGTAACAGCCACCGGCTTCCAGCTCTACGACTTCGCCGCATGGTGCGCCTATGATTTGTTGTATCTGGTCGAATACGCCGATTTTAACAGCCAAGCGAAGATAGGTCAGGGAATCGTCAACGACACAGCCGCCCACAAAACCGGCGAGACCGACGTCATGGTCTACCACACCGGTAGAGCGGCGGGAACTGATGGAAAGACTGCGGTGCAGTACCGTGGAATTGAGAACCCGTGGGGGAATGTCTCGGAGTTTATCGATGGCATCAACATTCTAACCCAGGTCGCTTTCATCTGCACAGAACCCGAGAGTTATGCTGATGACACCAACGACAATTACAAATCCTGTGGCTTTACTACTCCGGACTCCGGATTTATTAAAGAACTTGGGTTTAGCTCCGTTTTCCCGTGGGCACTCCTACCTGATATATCCGGTGGTGGTAGCTCCACCACCTACATCCCAGATTTTGTGTACTCGGGCCTTGGGGAAAGGGTGCTTAATGTTGGCGGGCATATTACCAGTGAACAGGAAGCTGGGTTATTTTTCTTCCATGCTGGAGTTTATTCATCAGGAAAAAGCGATAAGATTGGTTCCCGCCTCCAGTTCCGGGAGGTGAAAGCATGAGAGTAAGAGGCGATAACAACCCCGGCACGTTCTCGATTGAGGCCGTTCCCAATAAGCCCGGCTGGTGTCTGGTTCGGTTCTACGAAAACGCCCAGGAATATACCGAGGAGTTGGACGAGACCACCATCACGGGCTGGGAGTACGATGAGTATCACCTGGAACAGCCCACCATCTCCCAGGAGGATATCGAGGGCAACCTTGAGGTCTATCTGAGGGCGGCAAAGGAGAACGAGGTCACCCCAGAGAGCCGCCTGGAGGATGTGGAGAAAAACAAGGCAGACAAGCAGGAGGTCGCCGCAGTATGGGACAGCATGGCGGCGGCGTACCAGGAGGGGGTGCAGAGCGCATGATGACGAATCAGGAACTCATTCTGGGCGTAATGCGCGCCCAGGGCAAGGCCGACGCACTGGATCTCCGCGCCCGAGCGCCGGAGCTGGACGGAACGGCCATTATCGCAGAGGAGGCCAAGGTGCCGCAGTTCGACGGCACGAAGGATTACTCCAGCTGGGCCATCGGCTCCCCCGTGTGGGAGGAGGTCAACGGAGAGCGGCAGGTATTCACCCTGCTCCAGCCCCACAACGCCAGCCACTACCCCGGGAGCACCCCGTCCAATACGCCGGCGCTGTGGTCGATCCGACACACCAAAGACCCCTCCAAGGCAAAGGAGTGGGTTGCCCCCTACGGCACCAGCGGCATGTACATGTCTGGGGAGTGCTGCATGGACGGCGGCGTGGTATATCGATGCCTGACGGACAACACCGTACATAGTCCAACAGATTACCCGCAGGCGTGGGAAAGGGTATAAAAAATCCCCCTGTAGGAGCTTAACTACAGGGGGCGCATCCGATTGTCGAAAAAGGGGGTAACCTTTTTGAATTGGGAGCCGGATGCAACGCCAGTATAGCACATCAAAAGAGGGCCCGCAAGAGGAGAGAAAAAATTTTGTCGAAATGGAGGTCAATACTTACCTGATGGATGATAAATGCTTGATTGACCCACAGAGGGATTGCCTTGGACTCCAAAAGGCAAACATGCTGGAGCGGCAGATGGAGAAAATGCAGGAGCAGGCAAGAGATACCCACAATAAGCTGTTTGACCGAATAAGAGACCTGGAAAAAGCGGAAGCAGCCAGGAACGAGCAGTACGAGAACATCATGGGGAAACTGGACAAGTTGATCGCTTGGCAGGAGGCAGAACAAGCGGCCCCAAAGAAGAGATGGGATTCCATCAAGGATAAGGCCATCTGGGCTGTATTGGCCGCAGTGATTGCTTTCCTGCTGGGAAGGATCGGCCTATGAGCACGCAGATGATCCTGGCCGTTGTAGCGGCGTTCTCTCTGGCCTGTGTGTTCTGTCTGGGGCTGTGGTGGCTGTCCGCCCACCGGTCCAAAAGGGGGCGCACAGAGACTATGAAGGCCATCGTCTGGCTGTGCCTGTGCAATGGCTGCGCCTGGGTGTGGTGCTCCTATCTGCTGGCCTACCTGGGCCGGACAGAGATCGCTGAGAGCCTGTCCCAGGTAGCTCTCACAGAGATCATTGGAGTGGTCCTAGCTTACGCCATCAAATCCCTGGTGGAGAACCTGAGCAAGAATAATAATTGGCCCGATAAGGCCAGAAAGGATGAAACGACCCATGAATGAACTGACCAACTATCTGCCTATGCTGCTGGCCCTGGTGCTGGCGCTGACCCTGGTGACCAACATCATCGTACAGGTGCTCAAGAGCCTGCTGTACGATATGCTCCCCACCAACCTGCTGGCCTTCCTGGTGGCCGCGGTAGTGACGGTGGGGGCGGGCTTCGGCCTGTGGTCCTATTACCGCTTTGCCATCACCGGCTGGATGATCGTGGCGCTGATCGCCCTCATCTTCCTGGTGGCCTTCTCTGCGATGTTCGGTTATGACAAACTGGTGCAGCTGATGGAGCAGGCGGGGTGGATCAAGGCACAGAAGTGAGGAGGCGCACTATGGCAACCGCTGAAAAGATATTGGAGATCGCTCGGTCGCAGATCGGGACCAGAGAATCCCCGGCCAACAGTGACAACGTGAAGTATAACACCGCCTACTATGGGCGGGAGGTGTCCGGAAAATACCCCTGGTGCGCCGTGTTCGTCTGGTGGGTGTTCCGGGAGGCCGGGGCTCCCGAGTTGTACTACGGCGGCGGAGAGACCGCCTACTGTCCCACGCTGATGTCCTTCCACAAGAAGCAGGCGGTGACTGACTACCGGCCGGGAGACATCGTGTTCTTCAACTTCTCCGGCAAGAGCTCCGCCGGTCATGTTGGCATCTGTGAGAGCTGGGATGGGACCTACATCACCACCATTGATGGCAACACCGGCGGCGCCAGCGAGGACAACGGCGGGGCGGTGATGCGCCGCAGGCGGCATAAGAAATACATCGTGGGGGCATATCGCCCAGACTATGAGGAGGAAGAGAGCGTGACCTACGAGCAGTGGCTGGAGTACATGGAGAGATACCGCAGGGAGATGGCTGCCGAAAAGCCTGCCATGCCGGAGCTGTTGGAGGAGGCTGTGGAGCTGGGCCTGACGGACGGCAGCCGCCCCCGGGATCTTATGACCCGAGAGGAAGGCGCAATTATGGCCCGGGCAGTGGCGAAGGCCAGATAGACAGAAGAAAATTTGTTTATAAAGCGCTATATCTTCATCTTTGCAGGAATCAAAAATTTTTTTCGTGTGTATGCACACGGCCTCCCGGATGCAGCGATCATCGCTCACGGGACCGGGCGCGACCTTTTCAGGCATATGGATACCTCCTCGTCAGATTGAGTGGAGTGGACGGGCACGGGGGTGCCGGGCCCGCCGGAAGTGAAGGGCTTCCATACCATACTATGACCGACAGGCGGGATGGTGCCAGAGGAGCCGGAAATGCGGGGTTGTCCTTTCGCACGTTTTGTTCTATAATAAAATAGAAAGACCATGGGCACGTTCCCACCAAAGGTGGAGCGGTGTCCGGGACGCCGCCGGCCCGCCAGGGCCGGGGCAAGAAGAGAGAGGTGTGCTTGGATGGCCCGGATGGGATTTATTCAGGATGAGATGGATCTGAAGCTGCTGGTTCTGTATATTATGGCCCGCATTGCGGCGCCGATCACGTTCCTTCAGCTTCTGGAGCTGGCACTGTGCGACGCCGGGGTGGACTATTTCTCCCTGACGCAGGCGGTGGAGCATCTGGTGGAGACAGAGCACCTGAGCCGGGAGGGGGAGCGCTACGCCATCACGGAGAAGGGGCGGCGCAACAGCGAGA